CTTCAAAAACTTAAACGTAACCTCACTTAAGGATATTCCTCATGAAACTAGTACTATGTTCTGTAAAAGACCGTGCAGCCGATGCTTATGGGCGCCCTATGTTTGTACCATCAATCGGTGTAGCAATAAGGAGCTTTAGCGATGAAATCAACAGATCTGATGCTGATAACCAGCTTAATAATCATCCTGATGACTTCGATTTATATGAGTTAGGCGAATTTGATGACAACACAGGATTATTTGCTTTACATGATCAACCAAAACTACTATCCTTAGGAAAACAGGTAAAAATACCTAAGGAATGATTGAAACAAACCGACTCAAAGGTATTATCTTTGGGTCGGAATAATATAGGAGCTTAAATAACATGCATCGTAACCAGTCAGTAGATGTACATCAATTTACAATGATTCCGAAGGCTGATATACCTCGGAGTTCATTTGATTGTCAATCAACACACAAAACTACGTTTGATGCTGGATATTTAGTACCAGTATATGTAGATGAAATGCTGCCAGGCGATACATTTCGTTTGAGTATGACAGCATTCACACGTTTGGCGACACCTCTTTATCCAATTATGGATAACATGCATTTAGATTCATTTTTCTTTTTTGTTCCCAATCGACTTATTTGGTCGAATTGGCAAAAATTTATGGGTCAACAAACGAATCCAGGAGATTCGATTTCTTATGTTGTACCCCAACAAGTATCGCCAACAGGCGGATACGCTATAGGTTCATTACAAGATTACATGGGATTACCTACAGTAGGACAAGTAGGTAATTCAAGTACTGTATCGCATTGTGCTTTTTGGCCAAGAGCATACAACCTTATTTATAATGAATGGTTTCGTGATGAGAATTTACAAAATTCAGTAGTAGTAGATACAGGCGATGGTCCTGATACTGTTGCTAATTACACATTGCTTAGACGTGGAAAACGAAAAGATTATTTCACGTCGGCTTTACCATGGCCACAAAAGGGTGCATCTGTTACGTTGCCATTAGGCACGTCAGCACCTGTATATTCTGATTACACAAAAAAAACGCAGCTTACAGGTAATACTGTAGGCACATTGCAGAAAATGGGCATATATAACTCAGGTACTGGGTTATTTGCCGATACTGCAACTACTGTAACTGCTAACTTTGACACCAATTTATATGCTGACCTCTCTGCGGCAACTAGTGCAACAATTAATCAACTTCGACAGTCGTTCCAAATTCAAAAACTTTTGGAACGTGATGCTCGCGGAGGCACTCGTTATACTGAAATTATTAGGTCACATTTTGGTGTTATTTCTCCTGATGCTCGCTTACAGCGTCCCGAGTATATCGGGGGTGGATCAACCGCTATTAATATTAATCCGATCGCTCAAACGTCGGGTACTAATGCTAGTGGAACTACTACCCCTATGGGCACACTTGCTGCTATGGGTACTGCCTTGGCTCATAACCATGGCTTTACTTACTCGGCTACTGAACACGGTGTAATTTTAGGAATAGTAGCTGTACGTGCCGATCTTACATATCAGCAAGGTCTTGCTCGTATGTGGAGTCGGTCAACACGTTACGATTTTTACTTTCCAGCTTTTGCTACACTTGGCGAACAAGCTATTCTCAATAAGGAAATTTATGTTACAGGTGGTTCTGGGGATAATAATGTATTTGGCTATCAAGAACGCTGGGCAGAATACCGATATTATCCTAGCCGCATTTCAAGTTTGTTCCGTTCTACTGCTGCTGGAACTATTGATGCCTGGCATCTTGCACAAAAGTTCACTACTACACCTACGTTGAACACAACGTTTATACAAGACACACCACCAGTGAGTCGAGTAGTAGCAGTTGGTTCAGCTGCTAACGGACAACAATTTATTTTTGATAGCTTTTTTGATGTTAAAAAAGCACGACCAATGCCAATGTACAGCGTACCTGGCTTAATTGACCATTTCTAATGTTTAGCTCGATAGCTAACGCATTCAGCTCTGCTCCCGGCCTAGGTTCATTACTAGGTGGGACAGTAGCTGGATTAGGGTCATTTTTTGGTCAGCAACAAGCTAACCAAGCAAATGCACAAATGGCTCAAGAACAAATGGCATTTCAAGAAAGAATGTCTAATACATCTTATCAACGTGCAGTAACGGACATGATAGCTGCGGGTTTAAACCCCATGCTAGCTTACTCACAAGGTGGTGCATCGACACCGTCTGGACAAACAGCAGTTGCACAAAGCGCTTTAGGCGCTGCAGCTAATAGTGCAACCCAAGCAGCCAATGCTATGGCTGATATTAATTTAAAGACTACACAAGCATCTACAAATAATAGTCAGGAAGATTTAAACAGAGCAAATCAAAATTTGGCTCTGGTAGAAAGTGCTAATAAAAGTGCACAACTTCCTGGACATCAAAGATATGTAGATCAAGTTACATCTATGATTAATCAAAATAATGCTATGGCAGCGCAAAGCTCTGCTTTAGCTGCCAAACATACTGCCGAATTGCCAGAGTCTAAAGCGATTGGCAGATTATATGAAGGCAACAAAGGCGCATATATTAAAGGCGCTGAACGATTGTCACCTGTTGTACGCGATGTCGGAATAGGTGCATCGTCAGTTGGTAATTTAATAACAAAAGGATTGTCAAATCCTTTTAGACCATACCAACCAGATAGTAGACCAACCTCAAATAGGAGATAAAAATGTCAAAAAACGCCGTTTTTTTACGTACACCATATAACTATGATAAAGATGCTGCAACTAATGAGTCAGGTTTGGCTTGTGAGGAGCCATCCCTGGCTCAGCAGCATTTTAAAGATGAATGCGATATTAATTATATATTGCAGAAATTTAACGTAACAGGCTTATTGCCTGAAAGTCCATTATCGCCACGTTATGGCGATTTTACCGGTATCGGTGACTATCATTCTGCTTTGAACCGCGTAATCGCGGCTCAAGACGAATTTGAGGCATTACCAGCCCAAATTAGGGCTCGTTTTGATAACGACCCGTCAAAATTGATCGAGTTCTTAGATGACGAGAATAATCGACCAGAGGCCGAGTCTCTCGGATTGGTCGAAAAAGTCGCTGCCGAAGCCGTAGAAGCGATTCAAAACACACCTGAAAAGGCGGCTGAATAAGCCGTAGCACAGTTACTTTACTTGATGTAACTGTGCTAGGTGACACCAAACCACTAAATGCATTAAAAAAAGGAGCTTAAAATGATGTATAGAAAACCAGTTAACAAACGTCGGTCAGCTCGTTCTTTTAGAAAGAACGCAAAACGTACAAAATCAGCAAATATGAGCAAATCTCCACAACGTGGAGGCTGGAGGCTCTAAAAAAGCCTCCAGGCACCTCACATGCCTTGTTATCATCCTATAAGTGCATATCAATGCACTGATGGAACAATAGTCTTTTCTGAACTGAAAAGACACGATATATCACGATCCTTAAATTTACCCTGCGGACAATGTATTGGCTGCAGGCTAGAACGCTCACGACAGTGGGCAATTCGTTGCATGCACGAATCCCAAATGCATGAAAAAAACTGCTTTATAACCCTCACATATGACGATAACCATCTCCCAAGCGATAGATCATTACACTATAGAGACTTTCAGCTCTTTATTAAAAGACTACGAAAGCGGTATCCTGGACGAAGAATACGTTATTACATGGCTGGAGAATATGGTGAAAACTTTGGCCGTCCGCATTGGCATGCCTGTATCTTCGGACTCGATTTCGATGATAAGAAATTATGGAAACGGACTTCCGCTAATAGTCTCTTATATAGATCCAAAGACCTTGAATTACTCTGGCCATTTGGTTATTCCTCCATTGGAGACGTTACTTTCGAATCCGCAGCCTACGTGGCTCGATACATTATGAAAAAAGTAACAGGAAAACAAGCAGATCAACACTATACAGAAATAGACCCTGAATCAGGGGAAATTACTACACGTAAACCTGAGTTTACGAAAATGAGCCTTAAGCCTGGAATTGGTTACGAATGGTATAAAAAATACACTTCCGATGTGTATCCCCATGATTACATTGTAATTCGTGGAAAAAAAGTCAAACCTCCAAAATATTATGACAAAAACTATAAAATAGATCAACCATACGAGTTTGACGAACTACTTTACTTCCGAGAAAAGTCTGCTAAACTACATTATGAAGATAATACGCCTGATAGATTACTTGTGAAAGAACAAGTAACGCAGGCAAAACTTCAAAAACTTAAACGTAACCTCACTTAAGGATATTCTTCATGAAACTAGTACTATGTTCTGTAAAAGACC